TTTAATGCTAGGTGCAGGAGAAGGTAGATCATTAACAGTAGGTCCAGCAAAACCACAAGTATCTAATGCTTATAAGAACTGGAATATATTTGATCGTGGTTCAATGAACAGGAGGAAGAAGTGGGATATTTTCCGAAGGAATGGTTAGTATTTTTTTATGATCCACCTAATCATGAGTGGTATCATAGATTTAGAAAAAATGGGATGGCACATTGTGGTGCTATTGCATATTACCCAAAAAAAGATAAATGGTTAGTAGTAGAACACATACACAGAAGATTAGATTTAAATATTATAGATGGTGAAGAAGTAGACAAAATGCTTACATATGTAGTTCAACACAAAGGTATTATATTAAAATGTAAGACATTTCGCCATAAGTGGAGATTATTCCAAGCAGCATGGCTTAGAGAACATTCTTGTGTAACTATTATTATGAGAGTACTTGGAATAAATAGGTTGATTATTACCCCTTATCAGTTATATAAATATTTAAAGAAACAAGGTTGTGAACAATGGGATTTTTAAAACCAAAAAAATATAAACCAGATCCAGAATTAGAAAAACAGTTGAAAGAACAACGTGAACAAGAAGAACGTATAAAGCAAGAAGAAGAAGATGCTAGAGAAAAAAGAAATAAAAGAATTATGCAAGGTAAAGTAGGATCTAGATCTTTATTTGCTAGAGCTGGTGGTAGAGGTTTTTATACTGAAGGTAAAGAAACATAATGGGATCAAGTACATCAACATCAAGTAGAAAACCAAGACGTCAAACATATGACCAATTTAAAACACCAGAAAGTAGTCAAGCAGCTATTAATAGACAAAAAGCTATTTTAGCTAGTACTAAAACAAAGACAGGTGCTTTTGCTAATATAAATAAAGAAGAATTAGACAAAGCTGGTTATAAATTAAGTGCAGATCAAAGTTCTATTTTATCAAAAAGTGGAGAAACTGTTGCTGGTGTAACTGGTAGTGGTCAATTATTTTCAGGAAGTAAACAAGTTTCAGATATTATTAAAAAATCACAACCTACAAAAATAGATCAAACAAAATCTATGAGTGCAGGAAGTAGAGCAGGTATGAGAGCAGCTACATCCATAGAAACCATGCAAAGATTAGAACAGTTAGATGAACCATCAAAAGCAAGAGAATCAAATATTCAAGCAGCTTTAAACTATGGTAGGGGAGTTCAACCTTCACCGACAGTATTAGATCCTACAAGAATAGTTGCTAGTACACCAACAATGAAAGAGTTAGGTGGTGATATTATGAGAGGTGTTATGGGAGGTACTGCTCCTTCTGTATCATATTTAAAAAAAGGTTATCAAGCAGAACCAATTAAAGGTTTAATTCCTACTATTACAGATGCAGCTATGACTGGAGCATTATCACCTACATATCAATTATTAAAAAGTGGAGTAGGTTTTTTTCAAAGAGATGATGCACCTGAAGCACCAACTGGTATTGTAAAACCAGGCACAGAAACACAAGAATTTGCAGATGCTCAAGCAGAAGAAAAAAGAAAGAAAAAATTAGCTGGATCTTTAGATAGTAGTATTGCAAAAGGTAGAAGTTTATTTGGTACTCAAGCAAGAACTATTACTGGCGGAATGGCTTAATGTATAGTTATAATTATAGATCAGCTCCTAATACAGGATTAATGAATCCTAAAACATTTCTTAAAAAGTTTAGTCATGCAGAACAGTTAAAGACACATTGGATTCCTAAGTTTGAAGAAGCATATGAATATACTATGCCAGGTAGAGAAGCATTTTATGATGAAGCACCTGGAGAAAAAAGAACTGATAGAATATTTGATGAAACAGCTGTAGTAGGTATACAAGAGTTTGCTTCTAGATTACAAGCAGGTATTACCCCTACATTTAGCAGATGGATTAATTTAAAAGCAGGTATGGAAATACCAGCACAGTTAGCTCCACAAGTAGATGAACAGTTAGATGAAATAACAAGTTATATATTTGAAATACTTCATGCATCTAACTTTAATCAAGAAGTGCATGAATCATTTATGGATCTAGCTATTGGTACTGGTGTTATGTTAGTCAATGAAGGTCCATCAACTAATCCTATTGTATTTAATTCTATTCCATTACCACATGTATACTTAAATGCAGGAGCAGATAATAAGATAGACTGTGTATTTAGAAAACGTCAAATAAGATTAGGTGATATTAAAATATTATATCCTGATGCAAACTTAGAATCATTAGAAGATAAAGTAAACAACGAGCCAGATGCAAAGTGTACTGTTATTGAAGGTACAATGAGAAACTATACTGATCCAAACAAAGAAGTTTATGATTATGTAGTATGTGTAAAAGATCATGAGCAAATAATATTTGAAGATCAGTTTGAAGGACAAGGTTCTAATCCCTTTATTACATTTAGATGGAACAAAGCTAGTGGTGAAGTATATGGTCGTGGTCCAGTATTTAATGCTATGTCAGCAATCAAAACTACTAACTTAACTATTGAATTAATTTTAGAAAATGCACAGATGAACATATCTGGTATTTATCAAATAGAAGATGATGGAGTAATTAATCCAGACAATATTCAGTTAGTGCCTGGCACAATTATCCCAGTAGCTCCAGGATCTAGAGGATTACAACCTATCAATGGTGCAGGAAGATTTGATGTTGCTCAATTAGTATTAGACGATATGAGAAGTAATATTAGAAAAGCATTGTATATGGAAACATTAGGTCCAACTAAAGGTACACCTATGTCAGCTACAGAAGTAGCAGAAAGAATGGCAGATTTATCAAGACAGATCGGATCTTCTTTTGGCAGACTACAGTCAGAGTTTATCATGCCATTAATTAGACGTGTTATCTACATTTTAAAGAAGCAAGGTAGAATAGAATTACCTTCATTAAACAATAAAGAGATAAAAATTATACCAGAATCTCCATTATCAAGAGCGCAAAACGAACAAGATATTGCAGATGTTAATAGATTTAATGCAACATTAGGTCAAACATTTGGACCACAGGTATTAAATCTTATTGTAAAGCAAGAAGAAGTAGCTAGATATTTAGCAGAAAAAATGAATCTTCCAGAAAAAATTATTAGAGATGCAGCTGAACAGCAACAAGTAATGCAACAGATGCAACAAGTAATGCAACAACAACAAGGAGGAATGAATGAGTTGGGAGCAGCTCCAGAGCAAACCTAAAGGAAGCCATCTATCTATTGATGGATTTTATCGTACAGAACAAAAAGAACGTGAACTTAATACGGATATGGCTACACTATTTAATAGTGAAATTGGTAAAAAGGTTTTAGACTATTTAAGGTCTATAACAGTAGATGCTGTTGCTGGTAAAGATGTAAGCAACGAGCATTTAAGACATCTTGAGGGTATGAGATATTTATATTTTATCGTCAAGAGAAGAATTGAATCTGATAAGGAGGTCTAATGTCAGAAGAACAAGTACAAGAAACACAAGAAACAACACAAGAGGTATCTCAAGAAAGCACTAGTGAAGTGCAAATACCTGAGTATATTCCAGAAAAGTTTTGGGATAGATAGAAATGAAATTAAAGTTGAAGAATTGGGTGCATCATACAAAGCATTGGAACAAAAGTTTGGGATGCGAACTGAAGATCTTACGAAACAAGTACGTGAAGATATGGAAGCAGAAAGAAAGTCTAGCGTTCCTGAATCATATGAAGTAAAGCTACCAGAAATACCAGAAGATGTTGAAATTACAGTTGATCCAGAACAAGAACTTGTCAAATCTTGGGAACAAATTTGTAGAGATAATGGGTTATCACAGGAAGTATTCAACCAGGGAGTGGCGGCTTTTGTTAATAATGAGATTGCAGGTCTGCCGAATCTTCAAGAAGAAATGGGGAAGTTGGGTGATAATGCAAAAGAACGTATTGAAGCTGCTGATCTTTGGAGCAAGAAGTATTTATCTACTGATTCCTATAATGCTATTGCCAATATGGCTGCTACTGCTGAAGGCGTTAAAGCTTTAGAAGAAATAATGGGTTTATCTAAGAATAAACCATTACCGAATAATAATACTGTAGTAGATGTAGAACTAGATGAAAGAGATCTACAGTCTATGATGCAAGATCCTCGCTATTGGAAAGAAGGATCAAAAGATCAATCATACATTAGGAAAGTAACAGACCTATATCAGAAGAAATATGGTTAAGTTTCCATATAAGAAATATAAAATAATATGGGAAGATCCTACTGGAGATAGTGCCTGGCTCTCTGATAGAGATATGGAAAAGCTATCTCCAGCATTAATTACTACAGAAGCATACATCTATTCAAGAAATAAGAAGTACATTAAGACATTTGCTAGTTATATAAGGGAAGATGATGGTTCATATACCTTTGCTGATGTCAATGTTTTTCCTGCATCTTGTCTTGTAAAGCTGACAAAAATATAATATATCTGAATTAACAAGCCGATTTAAACTGGACTTTGCCCAGTAATGGATAACTTAGTGAAAGTTTATGACGACAACTTGGAAATAAACAAACAAATGAAAAGGAAAACACAATGACAGCAACGATAGATCAAGCATTTGTGAAACAGTTTGAAGCTGAAGTTCACATGGCTTATCAACGCATGGGTTCAAAATTGAAATCCATGGTACGTAATGTTAATGGTGTAAAAGGTAATACTGTTCAGTTCCAAAAGGTAGCGAAAGGTTCTGCTTCAACTAAAGCAAGACACGCTGAGGTTGTCGCTATGAACTCAGTACACTCAAATGTAACTGCAACATTATCAGACTTTTATGCCGCTGATTACGTAGACAAACTAGACGAACTAAAAGTAAACATTGATGAAAGAAACGTTGTAGCACAAAACGCTGCATATGCTTTAGGTCGTAAGACTGATGAAATCATCACTGATACTTTTGATGCAGGTGCAACAGCACTAGCAAATAACTCTGCTGGTACAACTACTGGTATGAACTTAGACAAAGCTCAAAATGTTTTTGAAATCTTTGGCAACAATGATGTGCCAGATGATGGACAAAGATACTGGGTAGTCGGTCCAAAACAGTGGTCAGACCTATTAGATATAGATCAGTTCTCAAGAGCTGAATATATCGGTGAAGCAGATCTACCTTACAAAGGTGGAATGACAGCTAAAAGATGGTTGTCTTTCATGTGGATGGGTTTTAGTGGTCTACCAACATCTGGTTCAACAGATAGACACACAATGGCTTTCCATAAATCATCTCTAGGTATGGGTGTTGGTTCAGACGTAAGAACTGAAGTAAACTATATTCCTGAGAAAGTAGCACACCTTACAACTTCATACATGTCAATGGGAGCAGTCCTAATTGATGGTGATGGTGTAAGAATACAGAAATGTGCAGAGTAGGAGTAAATAATGGCATACGCAACTTCAAATCCAATTAAGAAGATCTCTCAAATGGGAGATAGTAATTCCTTATGGTACTACTCTGATGGAGATGCTATAGGAACTATTGATGATGCAGATTACTTTTTAGCAGCGACAGGTGACCTGAACGCTGGTGATGTAATCATTGTAAACAGTGGTGGATCAAATGGTGTTGTAGATATTGTAATTGTATCAGCAGCAACAGCCTCTACAGTAACAGTCGCATTATTAGCATAATGATATTGGGGGGATTTATTCCCCCCTACAAATATGGCAGATACTAAAGTAGACATTTGTGCAAGAGCATTAACCATGATTGGTGCTCAACCCATATCATCTTTTGATGATGGTTCAACAGAAGCATTAGTAGCTTCTAATCTTTATGAAAATCTCACACAATCTATGTTATGTAGACACAGATGGAGATTTGCAACAGAACAACAACAACTATCTTTATTAACTGCTGCACCTACAGGTAGATATGAATATGCTTATCAACTACCTACCTCACCAGATTTATTACAACTTAATACAATTACTGTAGCTGATGTACCTATACAATATAATAGATACGGAGATAAAATATTTGTAAATGGATATGATTCACAGTCAGCATTGATAGCTGATTATATTTTTAGACAAGATGAATCAGAGTTTCCTGCATATTTTAAAGANGCATTAGAATTAAAACTTGCATCTAGNTTTGCTGGNTCAGTAGCTAGAGATGCNGGTATGATTAAACAGTTTNGTGATGAAGCAGAAAGACAAATNCTTATTGNTAANAATANAGANAGTCAAGAAGTNACTACACAAAAACTAAGTACAAAGAGATTTATAACAAANAGATTAACTACTAGGGGGTACTAATGGCTAGTACCTTAAGAACAGTCTACACTAACTTTGCAAGTGGAGAACTTAATCCATTACTCGTTACAAGAACAGATGCTAATGCTTACTTTAGTGGAGCTAAGACATTACGTAATTGGTACTTGCTAGATGAAGGTGGTATTATGCGTAGACCTGGAACTACATATAAAGCTACATTACCAGGGGAATCAAGAGTTATTCCATTTATATTTTCTAATGATGAACTAGCAGTATTTGTTTTATCTAATAATAGATTAGATGTTTATGGATCTGATGGTGCAGCTATACAAACAAATATAACTAGTAATTGTAATTGGACAACAGCACAACTATTTGAATTAAACTTTGCACAGTTTGGAGATACTGTATTTCTGACACATAGAAATAATGCTATTAGAGAAATAAAAAGAACAAGTGCTACTTCATTTACAGTATCAGCTTTTGCATTTGAAGAAGATACAAGTGTATCTGTAGGTGGTGTAAATAAAAGTACACAACCTTTTTATAAATACGCTGCTGCTGGTTTAACAATTACATTATCTTCACATGCTACTGGTACAGGTAGAACAGCAACAGCAAGTGCAGATTTTTTTACAACTAACCATGTAAATACTTATTTAAAGATAAATGGTAAACAAGTTTTTATTACTGCTAGAACAAACGCAACTGAAGCAACTGTTACTGTTATAGAAGATGTAGTTTCTACTGGACCTCATGCAGATTTTGAAGAACAATTAATATCAGCAGAAAGAGGATTTCCACAAGCAGTCACCTTTCATGATAATAGATTATACTTTGGTGGAGTAAGAGATGCTCCTGCTGCTGTAGTAGGTTCAAGAGTAGGTGAATATTTAAACTTTGCAGTAGGCACAGGATTAGCAGATCAAGCTATTAATGTATTTGTATCTGGTGATAGGGTAAACGAAATTAGACATTTAGTATCTTCAAGAAACCTACAAGTTCTTACAGATGGTGGTGAATATTTTGTACCTACATCTACAGATACTTCTGCTGTTACACCTGCTAATATAACATTTCTTAGACAAACACCTTATGGTTGTAGTAGAGCTAAGCCTATTATATTTGATGGTGCTACATTGTATGCACAAAAGAATGGTAAAGCTATTCGTGAATATTTATTTAGTGATGTTGAAAATGCGTATGCATCTACATCTATATCTATCTTAGCGTCACACTTAGTGAAAGCTCCAGTAGATATGGCTATGATAACTGGTACAACAACTAGACCAGAACAGTTTGCTTTTTTTACAAACAATGATGGAACACTTGGATTGTTTCATAGTGTACGTGCAGAAAAAATAGCTGGTTGGACACAATGGAGTACAAAGACTAATGATGAGTTTACTAGTATTACAGCTATTAATGAAAATTTATTCTGTGTTGTTAAAAGACAACTTGAAGGTGGAACTGTATATACTTTAGAAAAGTTTGCAGAACAAGATGATCTAACACTAGATTGTTCAGGAACAACTACAGTTAATCAACAAGGCAGTCCATTAATAAATGGTGCTAGTCAAACAGGTACTAGTGTAAATGTAGATGGATATACAACTGCACCGAATACAGGTGATGTTATTACTATAGCTGGAATTACTGGTAGTTATGAAATACAAACTGTAACAGCTACAGCTAGTGGTCATACTGTTGTTTTAGACCAGGCATTAGCTTCTTCACCTGGTGACAATGCTGTAATTACTATTACTTCAGGGCGTGTTCATAATAGTCCTGCTCATTTAACGCAAGAAACTGTTAATGCTGTTGATGGTACATTTTCATTAGGATCATTTGTTACATCAGCAAGTGATACAATAACCTTTGATGTAGCTCATAATGCTGGGGTAGTAGTAGGATTTAACTATGAACCTAGTCTTGAAACTATGCCAATAGATAGAGAAGTAGCTAATGGTCCATTGACAGGACAGATAAAAAGAATATCTAGAGCAGTTATAGATTTATCAGATTCATTAAATGTAGCTTTACAAGCAGCAGATAGTACTGCTAAAAGTTTAGTTATAAG